TCAATCTCTAAATTACCAGTGCTGTCTTCTAATATATCAAGCATAACTCTTACCTTGTGTTTTGTTTCTATGGTTTTCCCTAAGATTCCACTTATGAGAATCAGCAGCCATTGAACTGTAATCTTCTCCGTATTGAAAGTTAGTACAGAAAGTTTGTTTAAAGTAGGAAGGTTCTCCGCAGTCAGAACAGACTTGAGGTTCTTCTCTGTTACTGAACGAAACTATATTGTCAGTAATGTGGTTATTTTTACATTCGTATTCAAATATTGGCATAACTAATCCGTAATTAATTCAGAATAGCCCTCTCATCTAGACAAGGGCTACGTTTAACTAACTACCGTTTAAGTAGATGGAACTGCAAACGCAATACCAGCATCATCACGAAGCTCAGCAACACCATAAATAGTGTCAGCAGTAAACAAGTCACCTAAGTATTCTTGTTTATATTGAGTTTGTGAACGTACGCCTACTTGCTCAGCAAGAACTAAAGCGTCCTTGTGAAGTAACAGACCGATTCTTGAAACAGCTGAATCAGTTGAAGTTACAGTAGGGCAGTTAGATGTAACAAACACATCTACACCGTAGATTTGACCAATCTTACCAGTCTTAATAGCGTCACCATTACCAACGAACTGTTGCTCAGTGAAACGGTTAATAGCTAATAAGTCATTAGAAGCGATTGGAGGAAGCACTAAACAACGCTGGTCCATCGGAACATCAGCATTATCCAAAGTAAGAATCATCTTACGGATACCAGCATCAGTAATATCTGATGAGTTCGAAGTAGCACCATTGTATGCGGTAGTACCATCACCAGCGATTACAGCTGTTTCCCATAGAGCAGCGCCTGAACCACCTACTGTACCACTTTGAAAACCTTCAGCTAATGCGAATAAGTCATCGTCAACTTGGTTAGCAAGAGCATAACCAGCGTCATCCGTATAGAACTTACGCATTGAAGAAAGAGATTGAACCTCTGCAATATCTTCAATTAACTTTGAGTATTCATAATGCTTGTCAATGCTTACATTAACAACACTTGCTGTATCAGCAATCAATGTTACCTGACTATTCGCTGTTTTAGCAGAAGCTGAACCACGAGCAGGTTTAGGGATATGAATAGTGTCGCCTTTCTTACCTTTATGCGACATCTTTGTAACTAAGTTAGCTAAAACTAAGTTTTGTTTATATGAGCCAATAACTTCATCCGACCAGAGTTCAGGGATGAAATTAGCTGACGTTGTGACTGTACTATGATTTGTACCTAAAGCCATTTTATTTCTCCTTATTGAGTTTTATTTAACACGACCCTCTTGGTATGCTTGAGTTATCTCATCTGATAAATCAGCATACTTTCCTGGGTCACTAATTTGTAGGTTGATTAAATCAGTCCTACGATACATCTTTTTACCACCAACAGCATCGCCTGAAGAGCGAGTCTCTGAGCTAGTTTGTCGCATTGCTTTCTGCCTTGACTTCTTCTGTTGCTCTTTTACTTCTTGAGTCTTATCAATCATTGAAATCTGTTTCCAAGTTCCAATTAACTCATTAGCAGCAGTAACATCATAAGTAGCATCTGCTCTACGGAATAGCTCGGTACGAATACCACTCTCTCCCACCCACTTCTGGAAGCTCTTATCACCTACAACATCCATGAAATCAGGATGAGTAGACTCTAATTTAGACAAGTTAGCACTTTGCATACTTCTCATGTTAGCTTCCTTCGCTTTGCGAATCTCAGGGTGATTTTCTATCGCTGAATTTACTGCCTTAGCAGGGTCATCGTAGAAAGTATCCTCAAAATTAGCAGGCTCTTCTGTTGCTCCAGTAGTTGGACTTGCTTGAGATTGAGCATTAAGAAGCTGTTGTATCATTTGCCTCTGCTGCCCTACCTCTTGACCTTGTTTACCTAATACCTTTTCGGCATTTTGGTGCATTCCAATCACATCTTCTAACGTCTTCCCAGCATACTTCGCAGGTGGCTCATAGTTTGGTTCTGCTGAAACTTCTTGCTGAACCTCTTGTGTTACTTCCTGTGTTTCTGTTATCTGTTCCCCGCCTTCTGATGGCGTATCTACCACTATACTCATTTTCTAGTCTCCGCCCCGTAGGGTTATGAAGTTACTTAATGTGTGGAGTCGATATTATTCGATTGTTCCACGGCTATTTGCGTTGCAGATTCTAAGCTAAGTAAATAACCTAGTACCTTTAACTGCCCCTTGGCTTCCCAAAGGGTTTTTTCATCGTTGATAGTCTCAATATCTCGAGTATTATCTTCGATAGTCTCTAATTCAGTCATAAGGTCTAGCCAACCCTCTGACTCAAATAATTCTAATCTATCTTTAAAGAACTGTTCGTCTGTTTTCATTGAACAAATCTATTAATTTCTGTTTCTTGTGCAATCTTTCTGGCATTTGCCATGTTTAAAGCAGTCTCTGAACGTAAATGGTCAACCTCTGGGTACGTTCTTTCCGTATCCATGTTCTTACTGTTGATATCCGCTTGAGTCTTCTGCAAACTAATAGAATCTTTCTGAAGTTTAAGTACTTTCTCTTGAATATCAATCTCATTTGGTTGTAAATTAGCTGCTTCAGCTTGCCATTTGATTGCTTTTGCCTTTTCTTCTTCAGCTTCAGCTTGGGTTTTAGCAATATCCGCTTGAGCTTGTGCCATTTGTAATTGCATAGCCATCTGTTGCATCTCTTGTGCTTGAGGGTCAGGCTGATTACCAGCTGTAAGCTGCTGAATGATCTGATCTCTGTTATGCATCGATGAATTTTGAATCATAGACATCAAAATAACATTGAAAGCAGGAGAGTCTTTAGGAATAGCTTGTAAAGTCTGTACCATTTGTTGCATCTCTAGCTCTTTAGCCATGATACCCATAGTAGAGTAAGGTACAAACTTGTAATCTGTTACAGGATAACGCTCAACATCAAACTGAATCTTACGCCACATTGATTTATTAATCATTGGAATAAGGAATGTGTTCTGGAAGTTCATCAATGTACGCTTCTGACGCTTAATAGCAGCAGATTGAGTCATTGACATACCAGCAGAGGTGGCTCTTTCAGCAGAACCAGCATCAGCTGAGCCAGTTCCCATCTGAATCATATTTTGTAATGAGGCAACCTGGGTAAACGTGCTTTGGTCTGTAGTTCCCAAAGTAAGAGGCATGATAGCATTTCTTGGATCACCATTCGTTAGTATAGTCTTACCTGGTCTAACCTCAAACTTTACTCCACGAGGCAATCTAGTAGCGTCAGCTGCCATCATAGGTGTAGTTGTTAGGGCGAGAGAGTCAATTCTTGCTCTCATTTCAGTGTCTAATGCTTTTTGAGGGTTGTATCCCTTCTCGCATACACCTCTACCCCAGAATTTATTTGGAACAATGTCATGTTGGTAGCTAATGAAAGGTCTATCCTTCATCATAAAGGCGTTTTCTTCAGCTCTAAGGATATAAGTATCATTAACGATAGTAACTACTGCTTCAACTAGCTCATCTTTCTTAGTGTATTCGAAATCGTCTTGGTCTTTACCTTTCTTTAAGAAGCGTTTAGGTACTAAGCCCCAGTATTCGGTAATCTTAACCGAATCAGACTCATCAGCTCCCTTAGATTCAGAGTCGAAACCAAAGCGTATAGTATCATAATCACCATCAAGGGGAACATCACGATAAATACCAGACTTAATACCGTCCACAACATGATACCTAGGCTTAATGACTTCATGTGCAACACCAAGCGCGTCTTTAATAGAGTTTGCAGTAGGGTCAATCAAGAACTCCTTTGGAGAGATAGGTTCAATCTTCACATCAATAGATGGAATCTCGACTAATGAACGAGTTGAGGTCATTGTTCCCTCTACAGGAACTTCTTGAGGCACTCTTTCGACTGTCTGTTCAACTACAATCTTGCCAACACCAGTACCATAGATAGCAGCATTAAGGAAAACCTCACAGATAGCATCTTTAACACCAGTCTTTTCAAGGTCTTCTTGTAATAGGTTACGGATATACTCAGCTTCAGAGTTGTCCTGATCTAGGAAATCATCTTTAATATCAAACCATTTGCCACGACCAAACGTAGCTTCTTCTAATTCTGCAACAGCAGACTCTACAGCTTGCTGTAACGCAGGAGAGATAATTCTTGACTTCTCTGAAGAGCGCATACGGTCAGATTGTAACCAAATACCGCGCCAAAGTCGGTAATACTCATCCCACTTAGCGACATAATTCATATCGCGGTGAGTACGCCATCCATCTAGTCTATATGTAAGCCAACTAGATAGAGCTTGGTACTGAGTTTCCTTGTTATCGAACATAAGTGTTTGATTTCCCTACGAATTTACGCACAATATATCATAAACGCAATAATAAAAGCAAGTATTTTCGTTTTTAGTTAAATATCAATGACTTAGGTTGATTTTTTATCTTTAAGTATCTTATATAATACATCATATAACTCATCACCCTCACCAGGGGCAAACCAAAAACCCTCTTCATGAAGAAAGTCTTCTAACTCAATAAGTGCCTGAACACAAACACTCATAGCCTGTCTTGTTCCAATTTTTTCGTCTTTCATATATTCTCCTTTCGTTTTTATGTCATTCAATAGCCAGCTATTTCATCTTCTGGTTGCCAATCGTCTTCCAGTTCGATTGTATGTGCAAAATCAGCTACTGATACTTGGTCGATATACGCAAGAGCATCTAACATATCATCATGTGACATTTTATTCGGAAAATCTACCATCTGTGAGACGAAAGTCTTCCAATCTACATCTTCATTAAACGTAATTTGACCATGTTCCATTCTTCCCTGTAAAGACCAGACGATTCTTTCGGTTTTCTTCTTGCCACCGTGTCTCATTTCAATAATTGATACATATTGACCTTGCGTTCTCATCTCATCTTCAAGATAAGGCAAGATAGCGTTCCTCAATGAGCCTGTTTCAATGCCAAC